GTCACACTCAGATTGGTTTTGAATAGAACCCCTTGTTCAGCAATATTCATTGCCACGTCTGATGTACCACCAACAACGGCTACGTTGAATTTTGCAACGCCACCATCACTGAATGTTACAGTGCCATCACTACCCGATGCACCTGTACCAACAATAAACCCTTTGAGACGAGCTCTTGAGGCATTGATTACAGTAGTAGCACCAGCTCCTGCACCTTTAACGCTTACATCACTATCGTAGGCCATGATTTACCTCCCTAATTGGATATCGTTCCGTCGTCTTGAATGTGATAGTAGATAACACCACTTAGAGTTCCACCAGTTGGAGCTGAAGTTCCAACAGTTGCTGTCACTTTTGCTCTTTCGGTTAACGCAGTTTGGTTTGCTACAAGTGTACCTGCTTGACCAGACCCTACGTCTTGTCTTGCATTAATATCACTTCTAAAGTTATCTCCTAAACCATCAGTATCAACAACGTCTGTTCCACCATCATAGTCAACAACACCTAAATCAATAGTTGGACTTGATCCACCTGTCGCTGCTCCAACTGTTAAAACCATATCAACAATGGCTCCTTCAGGAAGAATCACAGGGTTTGTGTTAGTTGATGAAATCTGAACATCTGTTGTAGATGCTGCAGCGTTTGATACATAAAATTGAGCAACCATAGGGACTGATCCCGCATAAGTTACTCTGTCTTGATCTCCACCGTTACTTCTTACGAAGCCAGTGAATGTTGTTTTATTTGCCATATTAAACCTCCTCGGTTGTATAGACCTCGTTACACAATCTCTATACCGTCTGACTAGCTCAGTTTGTGTAACTTGTTATGCTAGATACTTATTTATACCATAAAAAAAGGGGCATTAAAGCCCCTTTTAATATTAGTTATGTTTTAATGCTTATGCACCAGATGTACCGAATACACAACGTGGATCAGAGAAACCAAATGAGTATCTCTCTCTTGCTTTGTATCGGATGTTACCTGTGTCAAAGTCACCTTCCATCACTGTCTTTAACGGAGTTCTTGTAAAGTGTTTGAATCCGTTAGGAGCATCAGTTTTGATGTAGAAAGCATCAGCGTCAGTTAAGTAGTGGTTAACGACATAGCCTTCAGGAATCATTGACATGTTTCTGATTGCGTTGATGTCGTTATCTGCTGTGCCAACTCTTAAAGTAGAGTTCATTAGTCTGTCAGCAGTGAACTGTAACTGTCTTGGTACGATTAGTTTCATACCTTTGATAGCTGTTCTTAGGCCTCTCTCATCTCTGAAATCAGCGATGTCGATAAGTGCCTGTTCAAGTGATGTTTCGTTCAAGTCAGCGTCTGTTGACAATCTGTTTTGTAAGAAACCACCAGATTGTAATGGGTGTTGTGTATTGATAAGTGATACACCGTCACCACCAGGATTAGATCCTGCAGCGCCAGCAGCAGCGAAAGCGTTGTTAAGAACTGCAGCAGCTTTAACTTGCTTTGTGTTTGCCATTGAACGAGCAAGTGCTCTTGTGTATCTAGCAGCGAGTCTGTCGTAAAGGTTGTCCTCTACAGCTTCCTCAGTGATAGAGAATGCAAGTGCAATTGTATCGTGTGTATAACGAGCTGTGAAAGTTTCGTTAGCTGTATCGAAAGCTACTCCCTCACCTTCTTGTTTGGTGGGTGCAGTTCCGAAACCTGCTAACATCACTTCTTCTTCAAATGCTCTGTCAGATGACTCAGCATCAAAGATCTCAGCGTGTTCGTTATCATATCGTGCGTATTCCAAGCCGAACAGAGCGTTCAAACCTGGCTCTAACTCTTTAACGAGTTGACTTCTTGATATAGCCATAGTTTAACCTCCTATATGCCTGCGGTATTAGCACTGTATAAGTGCTTGTTGAACTTAATCACGATGTTAGCGTTGTTAGCAGTAAGATCTGAGTTCTCAGGATCTCCTGAAATACCAACAATTTTAACAGCAGTATTAGCACCAGTTGAGAAAGTCTCACTGTTTACTTCTGCTTTTGATGTTCCACTGTGTGTAGAACCGGCAGTGTAAACTAAGTTAGCGGTTTCACCAACGTTAGCTAATGTCATTGCACCAGATACTTGAACTTCAAATAACTGGTTCGGATCGTCTTGTACGAAAGCTTTGATAGTACCGTCGTAGCTTGAAGTGTTAGCTGCGTGGTAGTTTGACCATATTGGTTTTCTTGTGTTCACGTCAACGTATTGAACGCCGTTGAAAACACCTACTACTACGTCTGCAACACCATTAGCAACTTCTACTGTACCACCAGCTACCATCTCCACAGGATCTCCCTGGAAGATTGAGGTCGCATAACCGTTAGCTACAAGGTATTGAGTCTGACCGTTTGTTGACGGACCAGAACCTTGCATTCTTACAGCTCTGAAACCAAAAGGGGCGTCTTGATTTGCCATGTTAATACTCCTTTAAAAGTATGTGTTGTTAGTAAGTGTTACGTCTAGGTCAGAAAAAAAATTATTCACTTTTTTTCGAGCCACCGAACGTAACTCTAGTTTGTCGCTCGGGCTTATTGATCGGCATTGAAGGGTGTTGTTCCTTTAGAAGATCGTTATCAACAGCATCCTGTTGATCATGAGCTAGTTGAGAGTAATATTCATTTCTCTCTTTTGCGATCTCTACCGGCACCTTTGCCAATAATAGTCCACCAACAGATACCACTCCTGCGTGCTTTCCTTCAGCTTCACTAGGAAAATCAAAATCAGGATATTCGTCTGCTCGAACAAGTTCATAACCTTGTCTGAGTCGACCGATAACGTTTTTGTTATCTTCGTATCCTCTTACTGATTCCCTAATCCATCTGAATTTAAAACCCTCAGGTGGTTCTGGTGTATCAAGCGAGCTTGGTAGCTGCCAATGTTTTTTGCGTGCTTCTTTATCCCTTGTGGATGCAGATCTAGGTGTCTTATCTACCATAATGTTACCTCCTCTGTAACTTTAGTTTTTCCGACGCATATTGTTCGTTGGAAAGACCAAGTCGTTTTGCGATAGCCGCTTCTGAACTTGACAACTTAACTACGTTGCGTCCTGTGCCTCTGTTTCGATGTGCGCTTGCCACAGTCTGGACGGGCTGTTGGCGTGCGGGTTCTTCGGATGAAGAATTTTGTTCAAACTTATGAGGAAGATTTTCCCTCATACGTTTATCAATCTCACTATAATAGTAATCTGTGCGTGGATCAACACCTTGATTAACTAAATCTTCGTGAATTGCGTAAGCAACGTTGGTCATGACTTTGTCTCTGCCAAACCATTCGTTTTGCTCTGCCCAAGACTCAGCTTTTGGGTCCTTTACAGGCTGTTGTTGTGGAGCTTTTGGTATTTCCACTTCTCTTTCCTGCTTAGGAGCATTCGCTCTAGCCTCTTGTTGAGCTTTCATTTGCTCATATCGACCTTGTTCTGCACCTAATCGTCCAATTTCTAGTTGTGCATTAGCAACAGCGTCGTAATCCTGGTCTTCCATTGCTTTTTTAAGCTTGGCTTTTGCAGCTTCCATCGAACCTGTTAAGCGTCCACCCATCTCGGTCACATAACCACTATTAAGTTTGCCTAATTCTTCTTGAATTTTGTCTCTTTCGGCCTTAATAGCTTGAGCAATTTGTATTGCTTCCTCTTCACGTCGTCTAGATTCACCAAGTTGATAAGCATATTCATCAAATCTTTTCTGAACAGACTTACTATACTTATTTTTGGAATCTTCTTTGGGTTCCTCTTCGTCTTTTACTTCTTCTTGCTTCGATTTATCTTCAACAACAGGCTCTTCCTGCGTCTCGTCAACCTCTGCTTCAAAAGTTTTTTTCTCTTGAGGAATCTCAATTTCATTTTCTTCTGTTGGAGAAGCAATATCTTCCGATTCTACCTCTACAGAATACTCTTGTTTTGCTTTATTACCTACTTGCGCCTGTAATTCAGCAACTTGTCTATCTACTTCGTTCATGCGTATACTCCTAAAATGTCTTCAGGACTTTGAACAGTCCCGATTATCTCATCATCATTTAATATTCTGAGTTCGCCTCCCTCGATTTTGATTCGAGATCCAGCGTATCGTGCGATGATTACCCAATCGCCTTTTTTACACCAAGGTCCGTGTGGAAATTTATCCTTGTCTGCGTAAGCGTCGGGTCCGACTTCTAGAACTAAAGCACATACAGAAGCAACTTGTTGATCTTCTACAGCTTTGTCAGTTAATAAAACACCACCTTTAGTCTTACCTACACCTTTGTAGGGAAGAACTACTAATCTCCAACCTGTTGGTTTGGGGACTTTACTAAGGTCGCTCTTTTTATCTTCTTCTTTTTTCTCAGCGGGCTTTATCCCCACTATCTTTTTTTCGTTGGGCATAATCAGCCCCGTTGTCGACTTCATCGTCTACCTCCCATTTGCGAAACAGATCCCTAATATCTGAATCGAGTTTGCGAAGAGAAGTTAGTTGACCAACTAGGTATTGGTATTTATCCCAACTCTCTACGTTTCCATCTATGATTACAGACTTTACATCGTCTTGTCTAGTCTTTATTAGACGTAAAATTGCTGAATAGATATTATCTTGCACTACTTAGTAATCTTCTTGTGCTTTTCAAAAGTTCTCAAGCCCGCCATTCCAAGCAAAG